TTATAACGAAATCAAGCTATCACTGTCAGTATCATACCGATACTGTTTCGTTTCATTATGGATGATCATCTCCAACACGTTTGTTTGACTGTTGTACGTGACGCTATTCGTGGTGCCGATCTCCTCGTTCAGATTAACCTTCATGATTTGATCGCCAATCCTTTTGTAGACATGGATCTCGATTTGGGGAGAGCCTTGCATCATAACGACTTCGTTCTCGCCATCCTCGTTCAGATCAGCAACCAATACATGTCCGCTAAGTCTCAAAATGAGCTGAGGCTGCCCGTCCACCTGCTCAAACAAATAGTTTTCGACGCAGTTTGCCCCGCATATCCCGGTTATAAGCGTCATCGGTCGTCCGAATAACGACTCTTCGTTTTTCGTAAAATCTTGAATATAAGTCTCCTCGCCAACAAAGCCATATTCCGTTATTTGTTTGTCGCGCACAGAACCGAGATATAAGTGAGAATCGGTCGTCGTTTTTTTATAAACCATAAACGAGTTATCGAATTTCTTAACCTCATGAACGTCATCGTACGAGAGCTGAACGCCTGCATCGGTAATCGTCTCTGGTTCCGAAAACTCCAGGATTATGCTGCTGCCCGTCGCTTCGCCCGCTTCTTGACTGAAAGAACATCCCATCAAAATCGTCAAAAACAGGGTCAGCAGGCAGATGCTCATCGTTCTCCAATTTTTCATTGCGATCTCCTCCTCTATTTAAATCCGCTGATTCCGAATATATCGCGTTCCGCTTTCGATTACTCTACTTCATTGACAGCTTTTTCATTCAAAAAGTTGCACTCCAACCAAGAGCCAAGATCGATTACCGCTCATAGGTTTGCTTGGCCAATTGATGCGTCAGCACCGTCGCTCCTGTTACGAGAATGCCCTGCAGCACGCCCTCGAGCGGGGATTCCAGCAAAAAGACGCCTCCTGCGATTCCGCACGCCAGAAGTGTCCACGGTATAGTCCAGTCAGGTACCTTGGGGGAATTCTTAAGCAACAAGCCGATAACAAAAAGCGCCGGCATCAATGCCAGCGCTTCTTCTTTGATATAATGGATGATCTCGTTCATCATGTCGCGGCTTTCGCCTCCTTATCGAGTAATTGCAGTCGGTCCAGCAGCACAGCAAGCTGTGCCCTCGTGATGGGCTCGTCTGGGCTAAATCGGTCTGCCGCCGTTCCGACAAGCAGGCCGGTTTGCAGCGCTTTGAGAATGGATTGCTCTGCCCAGTGGCCTTGGATGTCCCTTATGGCGGGGGTAGGCTTCGCTACAGGCGTTGTTTTGCTTGGTGCGGTTGCAGCAACAGGAGGCTTATAGGGATGGGCGATGTAGGCGCAGAAGCCATGAACGACCGCTTCCGCGTAGGTTTTCCACTTGTTCTTGAGCCGTTCGGCATCCTGCACGTTACTGCAAAACCCGTATTCGACGATGACCGTCGCGACCATGCCCGTATTGCGGTGCATAAAGTAATAGTCGCCACCCGACTCATTGGAGCGCGAAAACGCACGTCTTCGCGGCTGGCCCGCGCCAACAATAGAGTCCAGCAAGGCGTTTGCCATTTTGCCATTCGCGTACACGCTGTAGATCGTCTCCGCCCCTGCCGCCGTGCTGGATGGCGCCGCATTGATATGATTGCTGATGCCGTATTGCGCACCGCTTTGCTTCACCATCTCTGCTCTAGCCTTTGGCTCAAGCGTCGTGTCGCTGTTCCTGGTCAATGCGACTTTAACTCCCAGCTCCCGGAACCGGTTGTACTGGTATAACGAAATATCCAGCGTCATCGCCTTTTCCACGATGCCGTTGCCTCCCGCTCCCGGATCCGCTCCCCCATGGCCGGGGTCGATGATCAGGAGAGGTTTCGAATCTCCAATCAAAATGTGATCTCCTTCTTTCTTGTTGTAGTTAGTGGAAGTGTTTGTTCTAGCCGCCGTTGTACGACGCGAGCAGTGCCCGATGTAGCCGGTGCCTGACAAGATCGATCGTCTCCGTCAGGCGCGGCTTTTCCCCTGCTCTATGCGGTCGATTCGATGATGAGCCGATTTCGCATACTCTTCCAATCTCGTTACTCGTTCGGACAACTCGTCGAATCGTTTGCTTTGAGCTCTCTGCTCCAGCCGGACTTCATCGATACCCCGCTTGATGTATTCCATATCGGCGCTTATGCGCGCATCCCGGTGCACGTCGTCCTTGAGCTCCTGTTTTGCCGCCCGGGCCCGCCCAATCCAGCCTAAGAAGATACCGCTGATCCCGGACATGGCCCCGACGACCGCGATAAACGTTGCAACGTCTTTCACCATCCGTTCACCTCGATTTCATAAGATAAGGCTCCGGTTGGGGCGGAGCCTCTGTGTGGCATATAAAAGTTAATTTATTGAACGATATTTAGAATTTAAGCGATTATTTTCTTGTCCCACTCTTTCCACCATGTGCTTTTCTTCGCGGCACCTTCCTTGATACAAAGTAAATGTACCCTACCCATTTTGCGACTCCATCTGTCATGTGGCCACGGCGCTGCTGCCTCCATCGCCATTTATTGCATTCGGACAGCCCGGTGCGAGCATAATTCCCTCTCGTGTGTCCACATAGACCTTGTCGAGCGTTCTCTGGGCCGGTACAAGCCTACCTTCTGCTGTTACGCCGCTTGCAACCCTGTGACTCTTCCCTTTCCAAGAGCTGTCGGATAGTTGGTCCCGCCTAACACTCTCAGCGGTAGAACTCTTACCCTCCATAAGAATGTGCGGAGAACCTTGTACAGTATAGATCGCGTTTGGCTGGGGGTCATATCAACTACATATCGTTATTTCTTATGCTGCTGGAATTTCAATTTCTGAACGCAACGATCTGAGCAAATATCAGAGAGTTGTTCGCAGGAGTGAAGCCGTAGCTCTCGACGATAGTTTGAATATCGCCCTCTCCTCTGTCGTATCGGATGAGATACACGCTTGAGCAACGATTTTAACTTTCAAAGGAGTTAGCATATTATCACCTCGTATCATTATTGAGCTGCTACAATTTCAGCTACCATAAGGATTAAATCCTCATTAGAAGCTTTTTGCATGGCTAGCTCTGCCTTTAGCTCCTCGACAGTTGGATCCAACTCTCTGTTGTAATCAGGATTTTCATAAAACCCATCTGCAGTGGCATAGCAATATGATCTTAACTTTACGCCGGCAGGTATACTTGAAACTTCGTAAGCCACAAGGTCTGAATCTAGGCAAATAGCGACTCCTATCTTAATTCCTTCTTCAAGAATCTCAACGCTGTTAGATTGCATAAATAGCATCAGTAGAGTTTCTAGTAATTACCCACATACTAATACCTCCTATTATTCGGAATCTTTGACTGGCCTGTATAAAAGAAATTCTGTTGGTGAAATAGCAACTCCGGCAGGAGTGGTGCCGCTCCCTCCTAACTGCCCCAAATTGTACTCAACGCCAGGAACAAATGTTCCTTTGGCTACACCAGCAAACGTTGCCATGTTGTCGCCGCTGTATATAGCAACGTTATTTGAAAGTGAAGTCTGTGTTAGGTAGCCAACAAGGTCTATATTTTGTACAAGCGTCTGGCGATTGCCTATCTGCGTACTGGCACCGTAGCTGTTAAAAACTGCTATAGTACCTTTTGCCTCATTAACCACTGGTATTACGGTGGAAGGGAAGCTCCCGCTAGGAACCAGTAGAGTATATAGCGGATTCATGATACCCTGATTTGTTGTCTCTGTTATCTCTGTGAAGTTACCACCTGGTGTTAGCCTCAGTTTACCTGTCGCTCTGAGGCCAGACGATGACTCAGCGGTAGCTCCAACTATAAAATATAGATCGCCTCCATGTTCCGCAAACAACATGTAACCATACGGTTCTGTACGACTGTAAGAGCCGCCACTGCTGCTTGAGTAGTTGGGGCTAGTTATACGCCTAAGCGTTCCGTCGGGATTCGCCTCTATAGCTGGATAGCTTGCAGTATAGTTTGGATCATTGGACAACTGTTGGCGAGTTACGGCATACACCTTTCCGTTGCTTGCCTTATATGATTTGAAGCCTGATGAGCTATAAGAGTTCGGATTTGAATCCAGCGATACTGAATTGCCCGCAGTCCCAGTTGTTCCACTGAAAGAATACATAATTCCCCCAAGTTGCCAACTGCCATAGGCGCAACCAAACACAACGAGTAGTCTGTTATCAGCTACTTGAATTGCTCCGATAACCCCATAGGCGACATTTCCTGGGGATGTCAAAACAGCAGACGCAGTTGAGAAGGCTACAGCGTTTGTGGACATAGTAACTGAGGCAACAAAGTAGTAATAACCGACAGCAGTGGATGTTCCTGTAAAGATACCAACCCTGTTTGTTGTACCTTCTGTATACATAGCCATACCGAGTTTATGCGTAGCGACTGGAATGGTGAATGTGTATTGAGTAGCGGATACAAGCCCCCATCCAGCAGCATTCAATACTCTTGCCGTTAGCGTTGTCCCAGTCACAGAGGCAAGCAGAAATTTGTTGGATTCAAGTGGCGTCACTGCATATTCTGTAGAGGTGGAACCAACGGTATATGGTCCTTGTGTCGTAATCGCCCCAGTTGCTGCGTTAACCCTTAATTGCCAGGCAGTTATAGTAGTGCCCGCATATGATCTAAGTACCAGCAAGCAATCAGTCTCACTCGTTTTGAAAACATAAGAGTTGTCTGTTTGGGTGGGCTTTACATAATGAGTTGCGTTGAGTATCGCATTATGCCCAAGCGTGGTTTGACCGTTCGCTGTATTATGCGTAAAGCTTACTACGCTTACCCCTGTAGATTGACTGCCCCACACCACAACGCTCCATCCAGACAATACTACTGTACCGTATACGTAGTATACTGTATCAGTCCAACCAGCTGGCGCAACAGTCGTGGGCGGGTAGGTGTTGTTCCTAAAGTCATTGCCGAGCCTGGCAGCAGCCAGAGTGCCGTCATTGAACATACTTGCTGCCTTCCCCACTTCGGGGGTATAAATAGGGTGAACATTGACGGGTCGTTTTATAGTACCCTCTCCTCCAGACGATGGAAACTGTAAAATCCCCATATTATACCTCCTCTACACCGAACGCCGTCATGATGACGTCCGTGCCTGTGTCCTGTTTGGCTGCGAGAGCCTGTGCCGATGTGACCACGATTTTCATTTCTTGCAGGATCGTGCAACCACCTGCCGGTACAGTGATACCGCGCATAATCGCGTTGGTATCAGCCGTGCCTCCGTGATGTAAATCAACTTTCCTCTCCGTCGTGCCGGTGTTTGCTAGGTAAATCTCCGTCACCTGTACGACCGTCGCGCCGGATGCTATAACCCTGTTTGTGACCGTTGTAGAGAGCGCAGATTGCGCGAGCCTCTTTGCTGTACGTGCCATCTATACCATCCCTCCCATTGATAGTGCCATCCTGATTTCGTTCAAATCTATCGCTCCAGCCTTCGCGTTCCAGGCCGCCTTTTCCACATCCGAAACAAATCGATTACTCGAATCCTGAGTAATAATGGACGGTGGATGATTCGCCGGATGCGTATAGTTATTTGCTCCAGACGCGATCCCGTCGAGTTTAGACTTGTCCGCTGCGGACATAAAACCTGCTGCTGCTGTCGTAGCTGCAGCGTGAGCGGTACCTCCAGTGCCAACATGAGTTAGTGGAGCTTGCTGCACATTATCCACGTTACCGAGCCCTACGTCAGCTTTCGCCAAGGTGACTGCACCCGTCTTTCCAGCAACGCTGGTAACGGCGTTCACCTGAGCTCCCGCTGCGATGCCGTTCAGCTTCACTTTATCCGCCGCCGACATTCGTCCTGCTTCCGTAGTGCTTGCCAGCTTCGTCACTTCCGCATCTAGAATATCCGCATTGCCGTTCAGATCGTCAATATTGACATTATCCGTCGATTCCGGCTTCTTCAAATTTAAATTCGATGTTAACTGCATTCGTTATCATCCTCCATATGTTCGTAATTGCCCCCATGTCCGCGTTCCGGCCTCCTGCCATGTCAGATCAGACACCATGTCCCATGTGGTGTAGGTGTAGAGGAACGAAACGGACAGATGGGCGGGCTTAATCTGATCCAGCATCGCCATGAATCCGGCCAAGTTAGCCGGAACACCTAGCACCCCGATAAATTGAATCACGAACCGGTACTCATCCGGATATTCCAACACGTCGACCTCGCCACCACTGAATGCAGCAGCAACGCCGATCAGCATTTGTTTGGTTACTGTGCCATGACCGCGAAGCTTGGCGAAAATGATCTCGCGACGCCATTCGTACGACATGGACGGGTCAGTCGCCAACCCAAACTCCCGCTCCCAATGAGCCAACCCCCAGGTCGCCGTTGACACGTAAAACTGATTTGCCAGATCAGCGGCAGACGCGATGGAAATACCCAGTTCCTCAGCAAGCGTCGTCTGCAGCTCAACCATGTCGGGTATGCCGTGCCAATATATCGGCAGGTACGCCATCAAGTCAGGCGGCATCACATCAGGCGGTTCCGGAGGCGCTGCCGTATCTCCAAACAAAAGTGTTCCGTATAGACCATCGCCGTACGACATCAAACACCACCTCGCAATTGGCCCCATGTGACTCCGGGAGAAAGCTTGCCCACTGCCAGATCATAAGCAGCTTTGACCGCGCTTGGCGTAGCAGCTTGCGTCGTGCTAGTGCTATTCGTCGCACTATTCAATTGCGCAATGCCCGCAGCGCTCGTACTCGCCAAAGGTAGTCGGGCTGCTGCCACGGTACCAGACACGATGTCCGCGCCGCTATGCTGATGGGCAGCCGGTGCAAACGTTGCTGGCTTGCCGCTAACTCCAGCCCACGGCACACTATCCGCCACATCTGCGCTGTCCGCTTTGCCGTTATTGTTTGTGTCGTAGATACTCTTGAGCATGTCGCCTGCGGTCTGAGCGGCAACGAGCAGTACATTTCCGCCTGCAGAGCCAATGTACAGTTTTTTCGTATCCGTGCAGAATCCAAGCTCACCTGTTTCTAAGGTGCCGATGTCCGCTTCCAGACCTCGACGCACCTGCATTAATACATTTCTGGGCATCCTTTAGCCCCCTTAGAACGTCCCGCCATCGACGACCGCGACCATCAAGCGGTTGCCGTTGGCGGCATCGTAAACGATGCTGGCCGCATCTACATTAGCTTCAATGCCAGTGCCGTTGACCAGAATACCCTTACCCGGCTTGGCCGCAACCGTTGTCGATCCGACAGTAATGCCGTTGCCAGCCCCTACTGTCAACGTCACCGTATCCGCAGTGCCGCCTCCAGTCAGTCCGTTACCTGCTGCGATCGTCTGCAACGCCCCGCCAGTGCGCACCCACGCTATTCCGTTGTAGGTGTACTGCTTCGCCTCGTCGTCAACGATACAAGTCATGCCGACCGACGGTACGATAAAGCTCCAAGCCGAGCCTGCCCATTCAGCTATCTGGTTTGCGCGGCTTGCCCAGGCACCCGTTGGAGATTCGCCGATGATATAACGATCCTTGGCAGCAGGCGATCCCGGAGGCGCGGCCAAGTCCTTATCCTTGACGCTATCCTGATACTCTTGTCCCGCACGCGCCAGATCCAGCTCGTTCTTGACCTTCTGCGCAGACCATAACTCGGTTGGGGAGGTACCGGAGTCATTAATGATGCGGTGCCGTGTGGCATCGTCAATATGCGTCTTGATCTCCGCTGCCGTCTTCGTGTTCGTTCCGTCGGATATCCGACTCACACGCCCTCCGGTCAACTCCGTCAGTCGCACCTTGCCGAAGGTCGCGCCATCCGCAATATCGTCCAGATCGCCGGTTAGGTCAGCCAAGTCGAGTACATTCACATTCGCCCAGGCTGCGCCGGTATCCAGATACAAGCGACCGATGTTTTCACCAGTCGTCACGTAATACATACGGCCAGAGCTGGCGGCCGATGGCCGTGCTGCATACGCCCCAGACATCACTCGGCCTACAAAGACGTTAGACGTCCCGTCTCCGATAAAAACTTCTTTCGTATCGCTGCAGAAACCCATCTCGCCGCTTTGCATTGCGCCATGAGCCTGCAATTGCGCTTTCGTGCCGCGCATAATCAATATGGTTTGTGCCATTCGCTACATCTCCTCATCAAAATATCCGCCGTCGATGATGCCATTACCCTTATACTGCACGACTTCCGTTTGCACAGCCGATACAGCGGTCTGTAGACGATTAATGTCATCAGCGTCCACCTGGTCGCCTGGCGTCTGGTACGCGACATAAACCGCTTCGACACCAGCGAATACGCGAATATACCTTCGCCAAGGTGTATCCGCTGGAATAGATACGGTAAAGGCCGTAATCTCGGTACCGCTCATATTCGGACCGGTATATACACGCACAGTACTATTGGCTATATTGTCATGAGCGAGCAGCCCCTCGAATTTCCCATCAGTCATCCTCAGCTCTTCCTGAACCGTATAGGCCGTACCGTCAGCCCGCTTGTTCAACTTCCCGGGGAATACCTCTATCTCATCCGGATATGGCATGGTCTACACCCCCAATTCGGCGTCGGCCAGAGTAGGAATTTCTTCGTCATCCAGCGCGACATTGCCCGTTCCGCCGTTCAAGGTCAGTCCCGTATAATCCAGCACGCCAGCCACGGATAGCAGTAGAACCCCGATACCGGCAATGCTGACATAGGAAGCCGAGAACGCGATGGATCGGAAGTGAGTCTCTAGCGCCGCAGCAAAAGCGTCCGTAACGGCCTGCAGCGTATAACCAGCAGCCAACACGACCGTGGAGGCCACCGTGATTGGAGCCGCCGAAGCCGATACCACCGTTACCGCCGCGCCGATGGAGCGTTTCGTCTCGATTTGTCCAGTCGTCTCCGCAACCAGCGTCGGACTGGCGGGTCTTTTGTCGCTATCCACGATGACGACCTTTACCGTGCCGGGTCCGTCCCATAACGGATACACCTTCGCTCCGCCGACTCCCGCGACCGACATCGCCCAGTCCCGATAATCCGCCGCATTGCCTCCGCTGGAGGGATTGCGTACCCGGTGCAAGTAACGCGCTCGCAGAGCTTCGTCCGACTCGTCGTCCTCGCCCGGCACCAGCACGTCCCCCAGTTCGGCCCGATCAAGACCGTTCACGTAATCAACCGGAAGCAAGGGGCCATAATACGTATTGCCAGCCGCGCCAGGCGTCTCGCATTCGAGCACGAACACCCCGCTGCCCATTTTCTCCCGAACGACATAAATCAAATCCTCGGCGCTGTATCTGCTGCCGATCGGGACGTCAAGCGGTTCATCCCCTCTGCCAAAAAACAATCCTTCGCGGCGCGATGGGGAGGCAAGCTGTCGATCCACGCCGTAGTCCGCAGTGCGCAGCGCCAAATACTCGCCGCTGGACGTCGTGCCGTATGCAAATCGCAGCTGCAAGTCCAATTCGATATACAGCTGCGCGAGCTCGGCTGCCGCAGGAGCAAGCGCATCATAGATGATGCTGCCCTCCCGCTTGTCGAGATCGTTCGGAATGCGGTCCAGCATGCGCCCCATAATGCTCTCCATCGTGGTTCCTTCGTTCAAGTCATCACCTCCCAAGTAGAAGAGAAAGAGCCGTGGCGGGTGACGACCGTAAACGTAATGACTGCCTGGTCGCCCCTTACCACAGTCTCTATCCCCTCTATTCCTTCGATTCTTTCGTCTTGGCCAAGCGCCTCTTTCAGCATCCGCTCGGCCTCCATCGGAATCGCTGACGGACTGCGTCCGACTAGGCTTCTCAATTCGCACCCGTAATCGGAGCTGTATATGAGATGTTTGAAGCGCTCGGTCTGCAAAATTTTATACACAGCTTGCCGAACCGCTTCCAAGCCATCCGTCATCCCGCCGGCACGGCCCTTCTCGAAGTCGATCCGCCATGTACGGGACGGCAGCTCCGCTCTCTCGGTCGACGTATCGATCGATGCTCCCATCGGAATCATGGCGTCACCATCCGATCCAACACCACGTAGCTCTGGCCGCCCTGCATGCGAAGCAGAATCAGGCTGTCTCCGACGGCAAGCACGCGAGCTGCCAGACTTTCCGGCACGACAAGCGCGCCTGACGGAAGCGTCAGTCTCTGGTCTAGCCGAACAGCAAGCGGCTGCAGCGACACGACCTGGCCGAATTGCACCTGTACGGGCTGGCCGGCTTCTACCGCGCCGATCCCGGCTTTTTTGATCACATCCAACATGCTCATGAAATCACCTTCACATCCAGCGACATCGTATGGACGGCGCCTTCGAATTTATGCGTGCATTCGTTGACGAGGAACGGCGCATTCAGCCCCTGCTCCTGCAGCAAAACCCGGACGTAGCTGCCCGCCCGGACCCGGAGATCGCCCAGCGCGTCGAGCTTGAGCGTCTTCGACTCCCGGTTGTGCAGCGTCGTAAGCGTCGTGAGCAGTTCGTTGATCTGCGCATCGTTCTTATTCTCGTCGACGGACTGGTAAAGCTGGAGAATGCCCCACTTCGCGATATTGGCGCTATCCTGAGCCATGTACACATCCCGCTTGCCCGTCGTTTGATTGTTTTTGTACAGCACGATCCGGTTGTACGTATCCCCGTCGATAGAGGTCGACATGCTGTAATCCGTCAGCAAACTGCCGTCCCCAATGTAGAAGTCGACCAGCAGGTCTTCCACGTTCCGCAGGGCAAGCGAGCCGAAATCGTCGTAGAGGACGTAGTTTTTGCCCCCATGGATTAACGTCAGCGTTAGCGCCTTGCCGCATAGATCCAGCAGCTTCTCTCCGTCGCCGATCAACACGGGAATGACATAAGGCGTCTCCGCGATCGTCCCCGTGCGCAGCTTATATTTGGCTGCAATGGTACGAATGACGTCGGAAGCCCGTTTGTTCTCGAAGGAGTAGTGATCCGCCGTCAGCAAATAACGGATCTGATCGAACGCCTTGATTCGAATACTCTCCCCGCGCCCGTCTTCCACCGTAAACACATAGCCGTAAAAGATCGGCTGCCCGTCCTTTTTCGCCCAAATGACATCGCCGTTCTGAATGCGGTAGTCGGCCGACTGATTGAGTCCGCCTTTCACCAGCGTCAGATCCAGACTGCCTGCCTTGCCGATTCGGCTGGTCTGCCAGCTCATGCTGACCGCCAGCTCCGACACATCCCAGACGTTGCCGTTCTTGTTGTCCACCCACACCTCGATCATGGCAGCTTCAGCACCTTTCCGACCGGCAGCCGTCTGATTTCGGCGTCCTTGATTCCATTAAGGCGCTGAATTTCTCCCCAACGTGAACCGTCGCCCAGCATGGTCTGCGCCACCTTCCACAGCGAGTCTCCGGCTCGGAGCGTGTATGTCTTGGGCTGTATCCGTTCATCAGGGCGCTTCGATGACGGAGCAGTCGCTTGCCCGTTCTGTACCGTCATCTTCCGGGCCGAGTAGAACACGTAATGTTTCAGCTTAATGGAGTACTCAATGTCGCCTCCGCCGCCGGCCGTTTCCTTCCATTGGAATGATTCGATGCTGACCGGTGTGTCGATGCCGAAGGTTGAGCCGTTATATTTGAGACGAATGGGCCGCTTGGACTCCATCCATTTCATAATCAGCCTGACGCATTCCCGGGGCGGCTTGTAATCCTCCTTCACCCGCGGCGCCCCGGTATTCTCGGACTCGGCCGTCGTTTCCTCAAACTGTGGCCAGAAGGGCGAACCTTCTTTCGGGAAAAAGCTCGCGAAGCTGTACTCCGACAGCTTCCTGTCCTTGATGACGTTGATTTCACCCAGAGCGGCCACGTTGAACGTGGAGCCGCTTCCGCTCTCCGACATTTCGATGGAAGACGGCAGCACGGGAATATAGAACCACTCTTGCCGGTTGTTAAAGCTCAGCTCCATCCAATAACTCATGCGTACACCCCTTCCGCCGATGCCGCGATCTCTTCCTGCAACGCTACGGTAATGGCCTGAACCATGGAGCTAACATCCATGCCGTTGCGAATATCGCCCGTCTGGACGTTCACCGAAGGCGTTAGCGTGACAAAGTTTTGGATGTTCTTCAGCTCCGCAAGCTCACGCATCGTCTTCAGATCCTCGCTGTTGATTTCGACGGTATCGTTTACGCGGCCAACCTCGTCGAGGCGGCCTCCGCCGACTTGAACCATGGCGTTGCTGGAAGGAATTCCGGCTGGGGAAGGCTTCTCCGCCTGGGCCTTCTTCTGCTCCTCAAGTTCCTTTTCCGCTCTCTCCAAAGCCCTTTTCTCCAGAAATGTATCCTCTTCCGCTTTGCGAGCCACCTTATTCTCTGCAGCAGTTTTAATCGCTGCCTGCTTCTCTTCTTCCGCGAGGTCCATCAAATTATTGGCGAAATTTTCTACGCTGAATTTTCCGACCATCTCAAAGTCTTTGCCGGATATGAAATTAACAGCCTTCAGTAGCATGTTAAACCCATCTATAATGCCATTAATTACGTTATCAAAAATCAATCCTACGATTTTAGCCCAAAACACAAAGGGCTCTCGTAATGCTACAACCACGGTCCAGAAAACAATAACTAACTGCTCCCAAAAATTCTGGATGCCGTGCCATACTTTGAGGAAGTTTAGCGCGAACGCATCATTTGTTTTCCATAAGGATACAAGCGCAGCGATGAGGCCAACAATTAGGGACGCGATTAAAATAATAACGTTCGCCTTCATCGTAGCATTCATAGCCGACCAAGCATTCTTGAGTCCAAGTGTGGCTAACTGCTGCCCTTGCTGCGCGACAGTCACAAGGACGGTGTAGGCTCTGCTAATGAGCTGAAGCGTGTTATAAGCCGAGATTGCCGCGTTCACACCCTTGTAGACATTCTCGAAAGCTCCCCAATTATCAACAACAAATGCCGATACAGCGGTATTTTGCGTCATGAATGCGCTGAAAGCTTGATTTAATCCCGCCACCTGATCTTTAAGATTCGGCATGGGTGCCACATTAGGAACAGCCTGTCCACTATTGTTCATAATCCCTGGGGTTGGAGCGGCGCTCCCTGCCGCCTTATTAGCGGTAAGAGCGTTGTTTGCGACCGCTTCCCGTGAAGCTTGCTGCTCGGTAGATTTCACCGACATTTCCGTTTGTTTTCTTTGCTGAGCTTTTTCCTGCTCGGACATCGCCTTAGCAGCTACCTCCACCGCCCTCGCCAGCGGACCTCCAGGATCCGCATTGTTTTGCGACGTTTGCTTTATCTGTTCGGTTTTCTCAGCCAAGGCTACCGCGTTGTTAGCCGTTTCTACCGCTTTTGCTAGCGGCCCGCCTGGATCCGAATCTCTTTTGGACGCTTGTTTGGTCTGTTCCGCTTTCTCGAGAGAGGCCACAGCCCTTGCAAGCAGTCCGCCTGAATCCGTTTCGCTGGTCACCGCCGGTTTCACCTTCTCAACCAAGGCTGCCGACTTACTTGCTTCCGCCGCTAATTTTGCTAGCGGGCCGCCTGGATCCACATCGCTGGTCACCGCCGGTTTCACCTTCTCAACCAAGGCTGCCGACTTGCTTGCTTCCGCCGCTAATTTTGCTAGCGGGCCGCCTGGATCCACATCGCTGGTCACCGCCGGCTTCGCCTTCTCAACCAAGGCTGCCGACTTGCTTGCTTCCGCCGCTAATTTTGCTAGCGGGCCGCCTGGATCCACATCGCTGGTCACCGCCGGCTTCGCCTTCTCAACCAAGGCTGCCGACTTGCTTGCTTCCGCCGCTAATTTTGCTAGCGGGCCGCCTGGATCCACATCGCTGGTCACCGCCGGCTTCGCCTTCTCAACCAAGGCTGCCGACTTGCTTGCTTCCGCCGCTAATTTTGCTAGCGGGCCGCCTGGATCCACATCGCTGGTCACCGCCGGCTTCGCCTTCTCAACCAAGGCTGCCGACTTGCTTGCTTCCGCCGCTAATTTTGCTAGCGGGCCGCCTGGATCCACATCGCTGGTCACCGCCGGCTTCGCCTTCTCAACCAAGGCTGCCGACTTGCTTGCTTCCGCCGCTAATTTTGCTAGCGGGCCGCCTGGATCTAGATCGCTGTTTACCACTGGCTTCGCCTTCTCAGCCAAAGCTATCGACTTGCTTGCTTCCGCCGCTAATTTTGCTAACGGTCCGCCTGGATCCACATCGTTGTTTGCCCCAGGCTTCACTTGTTCCTTGGCCTTAAACTCTTCTAAAGCTTTATCCACCATCTCCGCCGCCTTAACGAGACGGCTTCCAGATTCCTTCTCCTCTTTCGCCTGCGTCGATTTCTCTACCTCCGCCATCGCCTTACTGGCCGTCTCGACTGTCTTGGAGGCTTGCATTCGGGCAGTCTCTTCGCCTGCAGCCTGCTTTTCCGACTTCTCCTGCTGCTCGCTAAGTTTTTTCTCTCCGCTTGCTTGCTCTACCTTTTGGTTCAGTTCGAATATAGGAATAGCGCTCGTCAGCATTTCGCCAACTCTTGCAAACGCAGGGAGCACTTCCTTCTTGACCTTATCCTCGATCTGCTTCTTCTGATCTTGCTTGTCCGACCCTTCGGCTGCAGCCAAAGCCGGGCTTGGGCCCGAGCCGATTGCAGTCGCTGAGGCCCGTGCGGTCAACTGCATAGCGCTCATATGCTTGGTCATGCCGGCCAGCCGCCCGCTCGCTTCCCGAATAGCGGCATTCATATCCGCCAGGCTGGATGCCGCTTCCGTCATGGGGTCGACTAACCGTTGAACGGCGCGCTCCATTCGCTCCACGCTCTTGTTCAATCGTTCCGGCGCTTGAGCGTCATAGGCCGACATGGACCGGTTCAAACCCTCAGCTGCCCTGGCAGCCAACCGCATCATTCCCGACAAGCCGCGCACCGAGCCAAGAAGCTTTCTTTGCTGCGTATCCAGCGCCTTCGCCGTACTCAATTCCCTCACCACCTCTCCAATGCAAAAAGGCACGTATCGCTACGCGCCTCCGCTCTGAATTTTCTCCTTACTTCCGTCGCGCCGCCTGCTTCTTCTCCTCGGCGATCCGCTCCTGGATGCAGGCGATCATAAACGCCTTCTCCTCTCGAGTCTGACCCATGTATTCGCGCGGCGTCATATGGAATTTCATGAGGGCGTAGTACGCGTAGTTCGCGTCGCTGTCGCCCTCACGAATTAGTTTTTTGCTTCGTCGACGAGCTCCTCGAAGTTCGTGTTATAACCCGAGATGCGCTGAATCTCCTTCGCCAGCTCCTCGATCTCGCCGGCCAGCAGCACCTTCTGCAGGTAGCTGTCCGCGTCGTAGCAGCCGAGCTCGCGAATGCTCTCCGCATCCTTGAAGCTCGGGTTCACCGTGTGGTTCACCACGATCGCTTTCGTAATAGCGCCGGAGTCGATCTCCACCTTGCGGTCCTTGCTCTTGGGGTTGATCTTCATCGCCCGCTTCTGGTAGGAAGCCATATCGTCTGCGCTCATGGCGCGGATCGTGAACTTCATCAACTGGCCCTCTTCATCGCGGAACCGGTCGGAGATGACGACCTCCTCCGTCAGATTGTCCACGGGATGCCGATTCAAAAATTGTTGCAGTGTGCTCATCTACAATAGCCTCCTTTAATTTGTCGTTGCTAGGGATGTCTACAGCGCCGTGAAAGGTGTGTTAATCGTGAAGTCCTCGAAGGTGAACGGAAGTTCCTCCTCCAACGTGTCCTCTCCGGCCGCGTCGAACTTCGCCAGAAGCACGCTGTCCAGGTTGCAGCGCTTCAGCGTGACCGACTGCTTGCCCGTGCGGGAAGCAGGGTCCTCGTTCACGATCATAAGTTCGAAATAAAAGTCCGTGCCTTTCGCAGCGTATTCCTCCATAAGCTGGCGGAATTTGGATGTGACATAATAAATCGTCAGCGTGCCGGTTCCCGTCCAGCCCATCGTTTTTTTGCCGATAGACGTTTTGCCGAGCATCGGCACGTCCGCTTTCGTCTTCTCGATCGTCGCTTCGCCCGTCTTGGCGTAGAACAATTCCTCCTGCTGTTTGCCGATCTTTATAATCGCCTTCGCTTGCTTGCCGCTAATCGTATCTTCTACATTCATATAGGCCATATTAGACTACCTCCACGGAAATATAGATTTTTTCGACGGCATCCACCGGCTGCACGCGCAGCTCGACCAATACGCCGTCAGTCTGCCCTTCGATCGGCTGCACGATTACGTCGGCTCCGGGGTCGAAGTTCTGAAGAGCGCTCAAATTGACCAGATTCGTCAAATAGTTGACGCATTCGTTCTTGAACAGCTCCCGGCCATTGGCATCGTTGGAGATTTTGCCAATATAATAGTTGCTGAACAATCCGGACAAATCGTTATTGATGGCATCCAGCGCTCGAATGACGCGGTTCTTCGAGAAGGCGCGTCCTTTGTCTGGCGCGAACGAAGTAAATGTATTAATATCCTGCTCGACAAACGCTCTTCCGCCATCCTGCGTGAATAGGAGCTCCCCGTTCTGCAAAGCCGTCGATGTCTGCGTGTGCGTATAACGCGGAGACGCGTCCACCGCGCCGTCGTACGAAGCGTAAGTGAGCGATTCGTTCACGCCGGCCGCTGCCGATGCGCCCGCTACCCATGCCGTCGCTTGTGCCGCCGTCAACGCGGCGCCATTCTCCAGAACAACGCCGTTTTTGACGCTGATGACGCCTTCGCTGTCGGCACCGGGATAGTTCTCCAGAACAAGCGTCGCTTTGCGTCCTTCATTGTTCCGAAGCCCGTTAACGAAGGCAACAAATACGGCCTTCAGATCGGTGTCGGTCGACGGCAGAGCCATCGTCTGGAACTGCTGCGTCTCGATCGCGTCCAGGTAATCCGAATAATCCTGGGCCGCAGCCGTGCCGTTCGAGCCGCCTGCAAGCGGAATGCCCGCGCTGGCAGCCAATTCGCCGGTCGCATTCCACGTCACCCAAGCGTTATCCTGCAGCCCCGCAATGTCGGCCACCGTCTGCGCATCCAACTCCGCGCCAGCCACTAACGTTCTGACGTCGAACAACGCTGCGTTGTCCACATTCGTCTCGACAACAATTGTAATGTCGTTGCCTCGAACGCCGCCATATCGCGCGGTCGCAACCAACTCACCGGCTGTCGCCGCAGCCTTAACGCCCTCATTTACGCGATACAGCAGGAGCGTCTTCGCCCGCTTTAGCGTCTCGCGCACCAGCAGCAGCTCCGGCGCCGACACCGGGTAGCCGAGCTTGTCCATCGTGTTCTCGCCCGCTTCGATCGCGATCAGTTGCTTGGATGCCCCCCACGGCAAAATCGCCGGCAAGGTAGCCACGCCCCTTTCGCCAACCGCTCCCAGCGGCTGCGGCGCATTTTTGAAGTTTACGTATACGCCTGGTCTTGTTTTGTTCGTTACCGTCCAATTTCCTCCGGTCATGTTACTCCACTCTCCTATTCGCAAAAGTTTGGTTTAGCCGCTTCGCCTGCTGAACCGTGTACGACTCTTCGTCCTTCAGCAAGGCAGCGAGCTGTTCTCGTTCTCTGGAGCTCCAACCGCGTCCGCGCAGCAACTGCGCTTTCGTGAACCTGGGCTCCTCCTTAGACGTCGATTTTGTCATTTGACGCCCGCCTCCTGTTCCAACGCGCCCATCTTGGGAAGCTCCTGCTCGGATCGCCGCAGCCGCATCACCATCTCGAAGCGGAAAGCCAGCTTCCCGTCCGCGACCTCGTGACGCATATTCGCCGTTCGATAACGCACGCCGCCCACGTCCACTTGATCCAGCGCTTCGTACAATTGCTCCGCCACTCCATGCAGCTCGGCCGCGCCGCCTCCTCCATCCGAATAATGGATGGCAAAGCCGAACGTTCGGCTGCACATGTTGCCAAGCATCGCCGTCTGCGACACGGCTGGCAGCTCGACCAGCAATTGCATGTCATTCCCGCTCGCCGGCCCGTCGCCGATTACGTCGTATGCGGGGAGCTTGGCCGCCAGCATCGCGATCATGCCCGTCCTTACGCTATTGGCCGTTACAGCCACCGCGCACCGCCTCCTTTATGCCTGTCGTCCAATGGGATTCCGTATTGCGCAACGATTCCCAACCTCCTTTCTACCCTCCTCGAAACAAGAACGTTTGTTCGTATTTCGACAACTAAATCTTATCACGGGAATCGCCCCGAGTGCTCCCCAAGTTACCCCCACTTTGCCCCGTAGGACTATGACACAACAAAAAAAGCCCCTCAAACGGACGGGGCCGCGAAGGGGCTTACTTAAGAAAATATAAGTTCGTTCTAAACTTGCACCAGCATCAAAATAATAGAAGATAAACCTAAGCAAGTGCTTAGCAGCATGAGTACCATCAGCGCCTGCTTGTGATTAAGACCCGCCCGTAGCAGACGGTAGTGGGCTTGGCTGGCGTCCGCCTGGTACATCGGCTTGCCTTGCATAAACCGCTTGACGACAACGAACAGGTTGTCGAAGATCGGCACGCCAAGCGCCAGAATCGGGATAAATAACGACAAAACCGTTGCTTGCTTAAACGCGCCGTCGAGCGCGATCACAGCCAGCAGGAAACCCAGGAACGTCGCGCCGGCGTCTCCCATAAACACTTTGGCGGGAGGTTTGTTATATTTGAGATAAGCTAGCGTAACCCCCACCAATATAATCGCCATAATGGCCGAATTGGACTGGCCCATCGTCAACGCTACAATAAAAAGAGTGGCGGCGGAGATGGCCGAAAGCCCGCCAGCCAGTCCGTCCAGCCCGTCCGAGAAATTGATGACCGTCGTCACGCCGAAAATCCAGAGGATCGTCAGGACGAACTGCAGGATGACGGGCAATACGATGTAGTCGCCGGAGAACGGATTGTAGAAACCCGTAAACACGTTGCCGGAAACGTAGACAAGCACGGCCGCAGACACCTGTACGATCAACTTCGGCAGAGCCGGGAAATCCTTGCCCTTGGTCTTGTACCAATCGTCCAACGTTCCGATGGCCAGCAGCAAAATACCGCCTGCGAACAGCGCGCCGGTCTCCCATGTAATTTCTCTGGAGACAGCCAAATACGCGGCAAAAAATCCTATAAATATCGCATAACTCGCGGTTAGCGGAATGGGTTCCCGGTGCAGCTTGCGTTCGACGTCCTTACGGGGCTTGTCCACAAAATCGAGCTTGAAGGCCAGCTTGCTGAAAGGCGGAATCAGAATATACACGACAAGAAAAGACAGCAGAAACGCTGCTAAATAAAGAATAACACTCACCACCGATAATAAATTGTTCATGCCATCCGTATTATACCTTTTTTCGGTGAATGCTGTCGACTTTTGCCGCAGCCCAGCGCGTTCAAGCCTTTCCTTCCCACGCCAGCAGCCCCCAGAGCTTCAATGTACTTGCAACGGAAGAAACGCCGTCGTTTAAGCGGCGGTCCAGCGTTGAGCTTTTTTCGCCGCGTCTCATATAGTAGAGCGTCTCCGAATACGAGTGTCCCTTTAAATAACGAAGCGTGACCGCCTGCCGGGCCTCATCGTCCCGAATCATCCCAACCGCCCGCTCGATCGCTCCGCTGACCAGCTCGCATTCCTCCGCCGCCAGCTTCTGATTATGCGCGACCTGGACGGCGTTGGCCGTCCGATTGCCGTACAAATCCTCGCCGTCCAGTCTGCGCGTCCTTTCGCTCTCATATAGCGTTGTCCTAATCAATTCTTCATGCTCCTTGTAATCCTCCACGACCCTCTTTAATTCCATATAATTGCGAAGCAAACGCTGCGCTTGCTTCTTCTCATCCGTTGTAGGCTTGGCCAAATAAGACATCGCGGCTTTTCCGTTCATGTTGGTCCCCCCTTAAGGAAAATAACAATATAGACTTGAAAATCAAAAGTACAAGTTTCTTGTACTTATAGCTTTATGGTACGAACAAATGATCGCTGAGTCAATCCAAAAGTACAAGAGTCTTGTTTTTTATTGCTTTTTCAGCTGCATCATGTACAATATACTTGTACTTTGCTTCCGCAAGATTTTTGTCATCCTAAGAAGGAGAGATCCCCTTGTTCAGAGCCGATCGGTTAACGGAACGCAGAAAGCTTCATAAACTAACGCAAGAGCAGCTCGCGCGACAAATTGACCTGACCAAGGCCGCGATCAGCAATTACGAGCAAGGCCGAAGCGTTCCGCCGCTAGAAACATTATCTTCGTTGGTGGACGCGCTGCAGACAAATGCCGATTATTTGCTGGGACTTACGGATGACCCTGAAGCGAAGACTTCCATCCAGTCCTCCCAGGAGGAGGGTTTGGCTCCTGTCTATCTCGCCTTTCTCGGCGGACCACCGGAGGAAATGGACGAGGAGGAAGCGGAACACCTGAAGCGCGAGCTCGAGATGTTTCGCGCATTCAAGGAGAAGCGCCGCAAGGAAGGGCAACCTTAGAACAACCAAGACTAGCATCAGAACCCCATGCGGGTTTTATTTTTGGCCATACATACGAACATACATTCTTATAAGTAGGAGGAGCATTATGGAAGAGCTGGATTTCGAGCTGTATCGCCCGACGGATTTGGAGCTTTGGATCGGATCCGTCTATGAGAAGAACGGCATTCATTACCCGGGGGATCTGGATGATCTGGATCATATCGCCACGCTGTTCGGGGCGCATCTCGCCTACACGCAGGGGAGTACCAAGGTAATCTTCGACGAAGAAGGGTTTTTCATGATTTTCCTGAATATTCACTTGGATCAGGCGGAGCAGAGACTCGCGTTTTTTCACGAGCTTGCTCATCCGGCCCTTCATTCTGGGGATCAGCGCCAACTGCCGCCGGCTTTTGTCCATCTGCAAGAATCGCAAGCGGCGCACTTCCAGCTTTATAGCGCAATACCCTACCACATCCTGAAAGAGCTTGAGCATCTCAGGCACCAGCCCCACTTTCCCCGGTTGATCGCAGGCGCGTTCGGCGTGCCGCTCTCCTTCGCGGAGACCCGGCTGGAACGAATGGCGGCACGTATGCGTCAAGAACGCTCGGACCGCAATCTGCGTGCCAAGCTGGCTTCGCTGTCGGCGAAAGTATGCGGCTATGATCAACCGGAAGCGGCAGAGCGGCTTCTTGCTCAGCTAGCCAGACAAACCGCGCGGAAGAAGCTGAAGAATACAGCGAGGTAAGATGAGCAGATATAGGGAGGGAAGTCTGGTGAATAGGGAAGTGACGATATAAGAGGGAGTCTTGTGAATAGGGATAGAAGTATAGCAGGGATGTCTTGTGATTAGGGATAGACGGTATAGGGAGGGTCCTCTGGAATGGAGATTGGAAAGTTGCATGTATTATATGAGAGAGACGGGGACTCCGGGCATCAATTGCCAGTATGGGTTATGCTTACGGAGATGAGAGGAACGGATTGGGGGCAGACCTTATATATTCGGCTGGATGCGCCGTTCGAAGCTTATGCTTCCGATGAGCTGGATGCGGACACATTGACCGTTGCCGTTCCGGATCATGTCTACGTGCGGCATAAGGATGATCCTGACGTGATCGGCATTCATATGCCTTCTTTGAGAACCTATGTAGAACGATATACTGCCCTGGCGGAATATCCCGTTCACTATACGGAAATGGACCGACTGCTGCTGCGCATATCCGATATTGAGGATATGCTGCAATATGATGTTCGGGTGCTGCTGCCATGGAACGAGGTTTGA